GTCAAGTAGCCGTATTCGATTGCTTCCGAATCGCTTATCGTGTTGGTCTTAAATTTACCGCCTAGCTGGTAGAAAAAAGAATAGTCTACTCTTGATAGATTAGTTCGAAGCCCTTTGAACCATGATCCGAAATTCATATTAATACATTTGCAACAAAATTAATCATTTAATAAAAAAGAAAGCCCGACTAAAATAATCGAGCTTTTTGTGTGCTTATTCCCGAACAATATTCATTTTATACCAAGAAACCGCATACCGTATGGAATCAAGAGCGTGATTGTACTTGTCTATCGGAGTGTTTTCCTTGACCGCCCACTCGTAATTATTCAGCTCGTGTTCAATATCGGGTGAGTTACATACTACTATTGAGTAGCCTTGAAGCCATGATATCCCTTTGAGTATCGAGCCTTTACCCTTCCATGCTCCGTATGCTTCGTGGTTGTCCATTCTCAGCTCGTGAATGTTTCCAGGGACCGCACTATCGCAAACGATTACCTGACCAACCCTGACGTTATCGCTTACGGCTTTTCTCCACTTGATTAACTCGGTTTGATATACCTTCTGCCTGACGTAGATTTGTTTTGTCGGTTCGTCTATTCCAACCTCTATCAAGCTAAAAGGGTCTGTAAATCCCCAATCCAACCCATGAATGATAGTCAACTCTTTATCTTCGGGCCATTGTCCAGACCTCCAATTCTTATAGATTGCTCCTTCTAGTGCTGCATATTGACCCAATCCGTAAACCTTCCAACGATATGTGTCTGCGGTTCCAGCGTTTATGTTTTCTTTTGTCGGTTCATAGGCTAGTATTTTGTTTCTTACTGTTATGTCCAGGAAAGGGTTATTCTTGAATGTACTGATTATTACTCGGCTTGTCGGCCTTTCTTCATACTTCTTTAGGCTTAACCAGAACTCAGCAGAAGGGTTAAAGTCAACCCATGTATGCTTCTTGGTTCTAATATAAAGGGCCTCGAATATACCTTCCGATATACCGTTTACTTCATTGCAAAACAAGTAGTCTCTTTTACCATTCTTTGCGTCTTGCTCATTATCGTAGCTGGTGAACTCAATCTTTGATCCGTTTTTGAACTTGTATATTCTATCTGATAAGTTGTAGCTTCTTATCCATTGCCTTAGTTGTGGCGTGTTGTTTAAGATTAATTCTGTATCCCTTATTGCTCCCTTTTTAAGATTTGGTATGTCTTGCCCGACTACTGTAACCGTTATTCCTGGCTCCTTTATGCACTTGGTTAATATTACAGTCATTACGGTGTAGGTCTTACCGGAACTACTACCGCCTCTATTAATCGTCAGGTCTTTACCCTCTGGATAATTGTAGTTTGTGTTGAAAAGTTTACTACTCTGAAACCTATCATTATTCATTTACTTCTGGATCTTCTCCTATTATTTCAATGTTGATATTAGCATTCGGCAAATCGTGAGTAATTTCCTGACGCTCAATATACCCTCTGTTCTTGCCTTTAGTCTTTAGGTAAAAGATAGTCGCAGTTGTGTCTCCTTTCTCGATTTGTTTGTGTAGCTTACTCTCGGCAAAATCAATAGCAATATCCTCAATGCTTTTAACCTTCTCTGCATATTCTTCGTCGGCCTTCAACCAGTTGTAGTGAGTACCCCTATCAATACCAACGCTCTTACACGCAGTAGTTACAACTCCCAAAGATTTTTCTAAGGCGTCAACCATTGCCTTTTTAAGTGTGGAATTTTGTCTATTGTTTCCGTACTGTGTTTTATCCTCGCTCATAGTAATTCATAGATTTTTAAAGCTAACAAATCTCTATTAACTCCAGCAAAATTAAACTTTCTGTAATTGGACTTGAATACCTCCATTTTAAAGGCTTTGATTTTATACCTATTGCAAAGTTCAATTACTTTCTTTTCTACTTCTTTCATAATCCCATGAATGCTTTTAATGGGTAAAAAATCAAAGAGTTACGAAAACCGCCTTCGTATGTTGGTTCAATAGGTGTAACTCCATGTATATTTTTCCACGCTGGGTAAACTAAAATCGAGTTGTCGCATTGGTCAATTGTAGCACCGTAGTCGGGCACGTTAAGATTTCCGCCTTTGCTATTTCTCCGCTTTGTGATTATTACGTTTACTGCTCCTTGTATGTTTCCCGTGTCTCTGTGAAACGGTGCGCTGATATTGTAGTTGCTGATTGACGAAGTGAATAGGTTCTTGAACTTCCATTGGTCAGGCACTTGCTCGAATAGTTCCTTTTGTCTTTGGTATTGCTCAGGTATTATTTCAGCTATCAGCTTCTCGCTTTCCTTTGCAAGCAATAACATAGACTTTATAAAAGTTTGCGCTGCCTTTACAGAATGAACGCTTGACCTTGTAGGATATGGTCTGCGTACCATTGGCTTTGGTGGCACGGATCCTAATATTACGGAGTATTGTTCAACGCCTTGCCCTTTATTAGTGGCGGTATGCTTGAATTTTCCTTTTATGCTTGAAACTCTATCCATTAACGACTTAGGCACATTTTCACTTCTAAACTCTTTATCTGCAAGGTCTGCCAACTTACACATCTTCTCAGGCATCTGTCGCATAAAGAAGCCAATCGGCTCACCATCAGCATAGAATATGCAGTCCTCTGTTACGTTAGGTTCAAACGCTGGGCATTGGTCGCCAATCTTTACAGAGTGTTCTAACTTATTGAGGTCTATTCGTTTCATATCTTTTTGCTTCTGTATTTCTTATCCGTAAACTTAGGCTCATATTTCCAAGACTTATCAGGCTTAGCTATCACCTTAATTGTCGGGTCAATGCTTTTGAATATGTTAATCTCATTCAAAGCCATTTCTGAACGGTCAAAAATTTGCAAACCGCCAGTACCTCCCCCGACTGGTGCGCAGTCAATTAAATGCTTTGAACAATACAATGTATCGTAATTGTCATTACGCAGAAGAAGGAACTCGTAGAAATCCTCGAAGGTGCTAACGGATTCATTTGGCCTCCATAACTTTGTTCTTATGATATAACAAGTTTGTATCCGCTTGTTCGATCGAGTAAATAATTTTTCTGTTTTGGCGTACCACTCAAAAGCATAAGGAAATACAACCGCACCAACCCTCTGTATGTCGAAAGCCTTTATGATTCTTTCAATGTCTTTTTCAATATTGCCTATAGCTTTGGTATCGTCATCTATTTTAAAAACAAGGTCGTAGCCGTTTTCTTCAGCGTATTTCTTGGCAAATGAAGTAGCGTATCCTAACCCTTTGTCGTTTGCATCAAGAAGCACTACGTTTGACAATCTGTATTGTTCAGCATCTTGCGGCTCAACGAATATCTTATAATCAAGCCCCAACCTTTGCATAAACGGCTCAACATACTTCTTTATGTTGTTTGGTCTTGCCTTACTTGGTATGCAAACAAGGCATTTCATATCTTGTTCTTTTCAGATTTCAAGAAGTCAAGAATCATCTTACCAACGTAGGCGTCTTGGTCTCGCCAAAACTTAACCAACTCGTAAGCCTCGTCATAGTGGTCAGGCTCAAACTCAATTTGAATAGCTTTTTTCACGCCATCAGCCATGTCTTGAAGCTGGTCGTCTACATCCTCTTCATCTAGTATTGAGTAGTCTACATCCTCATCAGGTTGCCAAACATCCAAACCCCATTCACCAAGCTGGATAGCATCCCATTCGTTTGCTAATAAATCCCAATCCCATTCACCAAAGCCTACGTTATCCTTAATGATAAACTCTCTTTGTTGTTCTTCGGTCAGGTTTTCGGCTCGAATTATAGGCACTTCTTTTAGTCCAGCTTCTTTACACGCTTTTAGTCTCATGTTGCCACCAAGAACTATCATATCCTTGTTTACTACTATCGGCCTGATTTTAAGCATTTCCGGAAATTCCTTTATTGACTTAACCAGCTTCTTGAACTTAACGTCCTTTACTAATCGAGGGTTATTCGGGTTATTTTTTATCTCGTTTAGTGAGATAGTCTCAGTTTTAAAATCGTTTACTTTACTCATTGCTTCACTTTATAGTTTTACACCGTCTTACGGTAGTTTTGACTCCTTGTTTTCCGAAGTATTCTCCTTTTTCCTCGTGAGAGTTATTCGGGTTTTCCTCGCATAGCTTCTCTACTTTTATCGATCCTTCGCTTCTGCTCGACCCGTCGTCGAATTGATAACTCAGGTATGTAGTACACTCGTAGCACTTTTGCTCTGGTTCTTTTTTGCACCCGATAATCGAGGCTAACATAGTGAAGAACAAAGCCACAAATAAGACAAAGTTTATTCTTCTATTAATTTCTGCTTTTGCTTTTTCAGTAGTTTCCATGATTCAAAATTACATTTTTAAAATTTTCCAGCTTCTTTTTCACGCTTCAAAAGTTCTATTTCTTCATGGTCACCCCATAATCTAATTGCAGTCTCAACTTTATTCTTTAGGTCTTTTACCGCTTTATTAGCATATTGCAAACTCATTGAGTGTGGTCTTTTATCTAGATTGTCTTTTAAGAATTGGTGGTATTTTTTTGCTTTTTCGAGTTCAAATTCAAAATACTCTAGGCTATCTGGCATTGATAAGTCTATTTTGTTTGCTCGTTCGGCCCAATATTCAGCCCTTCTTTCGTATTCCTTAGCCTTATCGCTCTCAGCAACACATTTACCCATTCTATCCCAATTACGCTCAATTAGTTTTCTGTGTCTTCTCTCTGAGTGGTGTCCAACTTTTATCGGTTCTCCAAGTGCAAGAAAATCAGCACCCTCTTTTGATGCTTGGTAATGTTGGTCACTTCTCTTTTCTGCATTAGCAGCATAACCGCCTAATTTCTCAGCTTTTCTTTTCGCTCTCTCTTGACTATTAAAACCGTCAATCCTGGTAATCGAATAAAGATAAAACCCTTCTCTTGTTCTACCTATTAGGTTGTGAACTTCATTTTCAATCTCCTTACCATATTTTGTGGTCATAATGATTACTTCGCCTTTTTCATGCCTTTCATCACATTGCGCCACAAATACATTTGGGCAAAATTTTCTGTAAATATTCATAGTGTTCATGTTTTTGTTTCTTGGTACAAAGATAAATATTTATTGATACAATCCTAACTTTTTATTTATTTCTCGCCTTAGTTCTATTCTTTCTCGGTTCGATAGTCGTTTTTCCTCTTTGATTAGCCTTTTAACGGCTTCTCTTGCGTTTTTTATAGCTTCCTTTAGTTCTTCCTTAGTCGCCTTTAGTTCGGGGCTTAAAATCGGTAATTTGTATTTTATCTCATATTTGACACTTTCTCCAAATGTTTCGTCAAGTCCTTTCTCATAGTTCAAAAGGTTTCCAGATAGATAAGAATTACACTTCTCGCACTGGCGAAATATATTCAAAAGGTTAAATCTTAACGCTGGATTAGACCCAACCGAATGAAAGTGGCCTCCGTTTATTTTTCCTTCTTTGGTTCCGCATGATATACATTCTTGGTCGTGGTCGATTCTCCTCGCTATCTCATTAACCAATATTTGTAAATCCTTTTTGTAACTCGATAAACTTTTAATAGCTTCTTTCATTCGGGCTTTTTTTTGCCTCCAGGAAGCTGCTCTTTTCTTCTCTTGCTGCTCTTTGGCGTAGAGTATCGAACAGTCAAATGAGCAACATTGTTGAAGTGGCCGAACCGGATCAAAGTCCGACTTACAGTATTTACATTTCTTTGGTTTCATTCTCAAAATTTTCTATTCTCAAAAGTAGTTCTACTCGGTATAAATTCTAATTCAATCGTCGAGAGGCTTCCGTTCCTATGTTTCGCTATTTCTAACTCAGCTAGCCCTTCGGTGCTTTCTCCTAGTTCGTCGGAGGTTATTCCGTAGTATTCTGGTCGATATAAAAACATTACCATATCTGCATCTTGCTCTATGCTTCCTGAGTCTCGCAAATCGCTTAATACTGGCTTCTTTGCGCCCCCCCTTTGTTCGACGGCTCTACTCAACTGGCTTAATACTATGATCGGAACATTCAACTCCTTTGCAATCATTTTTAACTTTCCACTAATTAACCCTACTTCATGGTTTTGTGAATGGCTCTTTACTCCAGAAGTCATTAGCTGCAAGTAATCTATCACGATCAATCGAATGTTTTTTTCTCGCTTTAGCTTCGAGGCTTTAGAATGAAAGTCGGATATACTTATTCCTCCAGTATCGTCTATGCTTAAAGGCTGACTTGCTAAATGTTCAACCCAACCTTCAAACGCTTTTAAATCTTCTCCCCTAATTCCATCTCTTGCTATTTTCGATAAAGGTATTCCTGATTCTTGGCTCACAACTCTCTGAAATAATTGCTCTGCGCTCATTTCCAAACTAAAGAAAGCCGTAGGAATATTATGATTGATTGCTGGTCTTGCCCATAGATTTAAAGCAAGTGAAGTCTTACCCATTCCGGGCCTTGCTGCCAAAATAATTAAGTCGCTATCTTGCCAACCTCCAGTAACCTTGTCCAAGTATCCAAAGCCAGAAGGAATACCACTCAATCCTTTCTCGTTCTGAATTATCTTCTCATTCTTTGCTAGTACGTTTTTCGCTATGCTCTGAGTGCTTTTTACTTCTCCTTTAACGATTAGGTTGTTTATCGTGTTCAACGTCGTCTCGGCCTTTCCTAATAAGTCCAACGAGTCTATTTCGTAATCGTCGGCCTGGATTAGTAGTTCGTTTCCTGACTTTCTTATTTCTTTTCTTATCCAGCGTTGGTGAAGGATACGGATATGAGTTTCGAGTTGCCAACTTCCATTTATTCCATTTGTAAGACTTGCCACGTCCATAACCGTAACAATGTGAAATAAGTTTCTGTTTTTGATTTCCTCAGAAATAGTAAGAATGTCGTGTTTGTCGCCTTTTTTGTAAAGGTCTAAAATGATTTGAATAATCGTTTTGGCTTTCTTGTCCTCGAAAATATCAACACTTAATAAATTTATAACGTCCTCCAGAGCCTCAGCGTCTATAACTATCGCACCAAGTACCGCCCTTTCTACTTCTTCAATCATGATATTACCTCCCCGAATTGGTCTATTAACTGACCTTGCTCATTCTCTCCAGATACCTTTCGCTTTACTGGTCCCGTTGCCGTTTGTTTGTTTTCGTCTTTAAACCAGACTCCTATCATTTTTTGTTTCCAGTTTTTAACCTGATTGCCTTTCGAGTCCTTCCAGTTTGCCGCCTCGTAATAATCATAGGCTTTCTTTGCTGATTGTATGGAATAGCCTTTCTCGATAAAGTAGGATTTCACTTCTTCAAAATTAGGAGCTATGAATACCTTTTTATTAATACTATTTATATCTTCATTTTCATTTTCTAAAAGGTTAAGCATTTGCTTAAACCATTTGGTTAGGCATATTTTCATTTCTTCACCCTCTAAATCTTGATAATCATTAATATCAAATTCAGCTTTTATTTTAGTGGCTTTTGCCTTAGATACCTTATTGGCACTAATTAAACCACCTAATATTGCAGCAGCTTTTTTTCTTGGTATATGCTTTGAACGCTTTTCCGTTTCTTCAACTAATCGAATATTAAAATAATTACCTTCTTCGTCTTTTTCAAATTTGCTTAGTACGTCGCTTGAAGCATTTGGTAAGTTAATGCTTAACCATTTGCTTGAAATACTCCCTTTCTGGTGTTGGATACAAAGCAGCGTTATAAATTGGCCCCTCTCTTCCATTGTTAAATCTGAAACTCCAGTAATGAAATCATTCGAGTAAAATAAAAATGCTGGGTCTTTACTCATATCTATAAAATAAAAAACCCCAATAAAAACTCAGAACCACCACAGTCTGAATCCTTATCAGGGTTATTTAAAAATGTTATTTGTTCTAAAGTGGTGGTAAACATGATTCAAATATAATCAAAAAGGTAAGTCGTCGTTTTCTTTTTCAAGATTATTTTCTTTCGCCTTGTTTCCAGCAGAAGTTAAGTTCCGGATCTCCTGAATTATGAACTCGTGAGAAAACCTTTTCTCCCCGTCCTTCTCGTATTCTCTTTGCTGATATGTAGCCTCTACGGTTACTACATTACCCTTTCCGTAGTACTTTTGAATAACGTCTACTAATCCAGGCCGAAAACACGTTAAATTAACCCAAGTTGTATTCTCTTGCCATTCTCCTGACTTGTCTTTGTAGTTATCTGATACCGCCAATGATAGCTTTACCATTTGCTTGTCCATTCCGAAACTGATAATTTCTGGGTCTTTGCCCAACCTTCCTAAAAATCTGCAATTATTATTTATTGCCATAGCTTATTAATTTTTTGATAAATGTAAAAAAACTTCTCTCTCTTTTCCTAACCCTCCGATTGTGTCGAAGGTATATCTGCCTCGCTTGTTCTTCTGTAAGTAACTCGCTCAGCTTGTCGCACCAGTATCTACTTGACTTCATATTCTTTAGATTAGCAAATACTCCAAGTGCCCTCACTTCTTCCATAGACCCCCTCTCTACGTTCTTCGCATTGTTTTAGGTGTCCTTCATTGGTCAGGCTGGAAATTGATCGTCTAACGCTTGTTAAAGGTATTTTCTCCTTGAATAACATTCTCCAGACTTGGCTCGGAGTGTAATTGATTCTCGGAGTTTGTTTGAAAAAATGAAGTATTAACTTGTCTTGACTCGTTGCCTTTTTACGGTACATTTCGAGTTGCTCTCCTTTCTCGCCTAAAGTATTAAAATAGCTCATGTTTAAATTTTTGACTGTTTCTAATTTCTGATTTTAATAATCGTTTCCTTAACCTCTCGGCCTTCTCTTGCTCTTTGCTCGGCCTCTTTTTAATATTCCACCTTATGCTTAGCATTTTGCTCCATTTGATTAACGTATCTCTCGTCGTCCATTTTACTCATAATACAAGGAGCTGCCAAGTACTGACCTCGAACTCTTAATATTCCCTCGAATAGCCTTATTTCGGCCTCGATTCTCAAAGCCTTTGAAGTCGTAAAGAACACAAAGTTATCTGCTCTATGATTGTTTCTTTTCTGGAACTCTAAATAGTTTCTGAGTTCTTGAATGTAGCTTCGGATCTCTGATATTTGCATTACTTTAATAATTTTTTAAGTTCAACTTCTGCCATTCTTACTCTCTCGGTTAATAAATCTTTATCCTCTTGTGGAATTGTAAACTCCCATGTATTAAGGTTATCGAATGTCCCCTCTTCAACTAAGTGAGGAAGTTCCTCGTCCGTCGCCCAACCTAACCAAGCTAACTTATTCTGGTCCCCGTCGTAATTCTCGGCCATGTCTCGAATACCGTCCAACTCATATTGGAAAGGGCAATAAACTACGAATAAAGCCTCGTCTAAGCCCGTTAATATAGAATTGGATACCAACTGCCAGTAGTACTCGGGTTTCTCGGCCTTAAATACCTCTATGCTTCTGGAGTCGATTATATCCACCAACTCACAAAAAGACTTCATTGTAAAAGGGCATTTGATATCTCCGCTTACTTTATCGGATACAATGTCAGGTGCACCAGTCCAAAGTAGGTCAGGGTGCTTGTATCGGGTTTTGGATTGGAGTTTATAATCCCATTCTTCTATTAAGTCAAACGCTCGTTTCTCGACCAACTTGCCCCACATTGTAGGACGGCTTCCATGATCGTTACTTAATTCTCTTTGTAGTCTAATCTCGTAAGACTTCTCTTTAATATATCGAACTCCAGGAGCCGAAAAGTCAGCACCCCGACCAGCTTTAATTAGGTTATGGATACTACTGCTGCTAAATGTTCCTTCTCTATTCATGTTTTTAAGTTTTGTTTCTGAACCAAATATAAAAATAATTTCTAAACTTAGTACAAAGTTTTATAACTTCTTCAAGTTCCGAAGAACCTTATCGTAAGAGTTGACTTCCTTCTCGTTGATTATTCGATCCAAGTCGGCTAAATCTTTTGCAGTTAGCTTGTCGGACTTTTCAAGATATAGTTCTTGGATTTCTTCGAGCTTCTCTTCTAGAGTCTTTCTCGTCGATTTGTAGACCACTTGATCGGCTCGGTTAATGTCTCGACCGAATATCTTACCTAAATGTTCCGTTGCGTCTTTTATAGCGTATGATTTTGCCGCTGGTAGGGCTTTCATTACAGAGTCTTGTTTTATGGCCCCTAAGTCAGCCGCAGAAGCTCCTTTGTCGGTTTGGATACCTACCGCCCCAAGTCCGTCGTGAAACTCCCAAGAACCGCTGATAGGGTTCAAATAGTGGAGTCGAACATGACAACTAACCGAATTAAACAACTGAGAGTAATTAATCACCTCTACTCTCCATTGAATGAATAGGGTATCGAGTAACCATTCTATTCGCTCTATTGGAATGTAATTCACATTCTTTGCAAAAGGGTGTTTCTTAACCCACTTGTCAGACGGGTTAGTGTTCAGGATTAATTTTAGGTTCTCTTGGTTCTTCCTTAACTCAGGATTCTGCTCGATTTCTGAAAGTGTTATATTACTCATGATTCAAATGATTTAGCTATTGTTTCCAACTTAGTAGTAATGTCTTCATCAACGCCCCTCAGCTGCAATACATTTGCTACTCTTGTCTCCTTTTCTTTGTACTCAGGGTATCGCTCCATGAAATACGGGACCAGTCTGTAAACTGGTATCTTGGCCTTTGCCATTATTACTCTGCTTTTTAAATCCATGTCTATTCGTTTATTTCGATTATTTCAAAGTTTTTTAATTCGATCGTTCCAGAAACTAGAGTACTTCCAACGTAAGCATAAATCTCCAAAAAGCCTTTTTTGACGTAGTCGGCTGAGAACATTCTATTCCTTGATAGATTTTCAATAGTTAAAAATATACCTCTTTTATACACATTGCCAGTATAAAGTTCTTGATTTCCTTTTTCTGCAAATGGCTTACCCTCTTCGAGTAGTTCTTCCGTTAATGTTATTCCAGTCCTTTTCATGTTTATCTGTTTAAATTGTTCTCGATTTGCTCTATTAAAAACTCGTCATTGATTTGCTCTTCTACATAGTTGATTCCGTCGTCATAAACCATGTAATAAGTAACGCTTTTCTCGTCGGTTAAAGTTTCGCTCATGTGAACGTCAGAATGATACTGCTCGTAATCTTCCAACTCATAAACTACTTTATAGTCGAAGTCGGCAACTTCCGAATCCTCAAAGCAATCTAATACGATTTGACCTAGTTTGATTTGTTCAAGTGGAAATATCCACTCTGGAGTTATTCTAAATGATAGCGTTCCAGTTATTGTTTCTTTTCTCATGTTTTCTAAATTGTTTCTGAGCCAAAGATAGAATAATATTTCTTAGTACAAAGATTTTATGCTAATTATTTTCTATAAAAAGAAAAAGCCCCGAATAAACGAGGCTCTTAACTTAGAAACAATCCCTCTGGCGAGAGAAAAACATGAGTCTTACAAAGATAGGTAATCTTTCCAGGCTTGGTTCGTGTCGCCACGATAACCAATCGAATTTAATAAGGCGGTGAATTTACCCTTATCGCCTTTCTTCGACCTCTTAAAAAGGCCCGAAGCAATGTCTATCTTTTTATTTCCTGATCGAAATACCATTATAATGTAACGTCAACACTTCTTAAATTAGTATCGTCGTACCCATTTGTGGTACTTGCTATCCTAAGTTGACAAATGTTACCAGCAGTTTGAGCAGTAAAAGTAAAGGCGTAAGTTCCAGCTGGATCTTCCGTCATTGTCGAAATCGTTACCGTCGAAGCAGTATTCTCGTTGTATATCTCGAAGTCTGTACTATCCAAGTTCGTCACAACTTTAGGATTTGCAACCGACCCAAATAAGGTAGTTACTTTCATAGTGAATCCAGTAGTTGAAGCTGCCGAAGAAGTACCGTACAAATCAATCAGACCGTTGTAATCTAGCCAGTCAACGTCAGAAGCAAAGTCAGAATACATAAGCATTCCAATATCTGAGTCTTTTACGCTTGACTTCCATTGAAAGCCCAACTGAATATATGCAACCTCTTGGTCTTTAGTATCAACCGTTCTAACGTCCCAAGTAGCCTTATCTATTCTAATTGGTGAAAGGTAACCAGTAACGCTCTTGTCTCCGATTAAATTACCTTGTGCATCTACTATATAAGCTCCAACCTCTGCGCAGCCATATCCTTCGATTTGACCAGCATAATCAGCACCCAATAACAAAAGTTGACCGGTAAATGTTTTCTCACCGTCTCGGACCTTGATATTTTTACCACTTGGAAAACTCTGAATAATCGGATCGGCTCTTTCATTGGTAACATTCTCCATTAAAGGTAGAGGATAAAACCTCGCTTTGTCGTCGGAGTTGTTAATCAGAGCAAGAATCTGAGTATTAGTAGGAATTGAACTAGTATCAATACGATTTAACGCATTTGAACTATCGTAGATTGGTACTATTATCAAACGTCTTGCAACGTCTTGAATCGGCATACACCCAAGAGTACCGCTATTTTTTAGAGTTACCGAACATTCACATACTGGCATTGTCTTTCAATTTAAATATTTATACAAAAGTAGTTTTTTTTTAAGAACGATTGAAGGAATTATCAAAACTACTATCGAAAGCCCCTCCAGCAACCTCTGGAATAACAACCGTAGGACAAACCAAATTAATTTTAATCGGTAAATCTATCTCTAGTTCTATTCCTGATAGCATTTTATTTAATACGTTTTTCTCACTTCCAGCCGTTGTCGAGTTTCCTCCCGTTGTAAACTTGGCATGATTGGTCCGGCCCGAAATACTAACTGGCAAACCAGTCCTTTTGTGTCTTTTCAACTGAGAATAGAACTCGGTTATTAAATTACCCATAGGGATAATTACTTGTTCGTAGTGGTCCTCTGTTTCGTAGTCCTGGAAGTTAGCCGTATTCATAAAGAATAGTCGAATGGTTCCCTCGGTTTCAAATATGCTCAACTTATTAGTTGGTACTCGTCTCGGTAGTAATTCGAACAACCATATTAACGGCATGATTGCAGTTGATTGTTTTTTGCTTAGTTCGTCCGTAACGGCCTTTAATTTACCATGAATAAACGTCGGGTTAGGTAGTGTATAAATACCCGTTACAATAGGCTCAGAATGAATAGGCTCACCGTCTGCGTCTGCTGGAATCTCGAACTCTACATACTCATTTAAAGAGAATGAGTAAACTCGATATGAATAGCCCGATAAAGTGACTACCATATTTTTTGCTAGGTACTGCGTGTTTTGGGTATAGCAACGGTATCGAGAATTAGTCAAACGAACTGCGAAAATATTTAGCTTTAAATCTAAATCAGTTATGACCTCTTTTATAAGCGTTGCGACTTCCATTATATCGGTGAAATAGGATCTAACATTTGACCAGCAAAATCAGGATAGTCAGTCGAATTATCAATTATGTAACATTGTAGATTAGTTGTATTGTCAACGGCTCTATTGTAAATTATCTCTCCTTTTTTTATCAAACCTTCTGGAGTACTTGCTTCGGTTAAAATCCCTTGATTGCCTCCAGATTGATTGATTACCGTCTGGCCTGACGTATATTCGAAATAAACAAAGTATTTAAGAATCTCTTTAAGACCTATATTCGAGTAGGTAGTATCTCCTTCAACAAAGTAGAAAGGGTTAAATATAGTCACATACTTAGCCGTTTGAGGAATCCCGTTCACCAAGTCGGCAATGAATAAGTCTCCAAGAGTCTTACCCATAACTTTATAAATGTATCTCTTCTCGTTGTCAGTTGTTAAATAGGTAGTCAGGTCGATTATAGTATTTGAGTCTTGTGCTATTCGTGTAAGCCCTGATTCAAAGTCTGTTGTTGCAAGTATCATAATATCACAAAAGTAGTTATTTTGTTAGCATTAAATAACCGAATAAAATACCGGACCCAATAGCAAACCCTATCAATGTTATTTTAGAGAGTTTTTGTTTCCGTTGTAATCGTGTAATCTCTTGGTTCCTTTCCCTTATTTGATCGAGGTAGTAATGCTTTTCGTCGAGGTAAATTGAGTCTTTAAGTTGGTAACGTGTAACCGCTTCTTTGTAGTTGTTTATCTGGCTCGATTGTATGGATATAGTTCTGTCCTTCGATATTAGCAACGTATCACAAGCTAACGCCTTTAATTGACTGACTCTAATCGATTGCAGTTCTTTGGTCGTGAATTGCGCTCTTAATGAGCTTGACCAAAGAATCAGAATCGTTATTCTTATAAACGTCTTGAATGTCATTGTTTAAATTAATGTAGACTTTCTTTTCAAAAGTATCTATTTTATTCTTTTCGATTTCGAGTTCTTCGTTAATTAATAGAATTGAATCAATGTAGATATTTTGCTCGGTAATTAATGAGTCGTAAAACTTCGATTTACTTTCAAACTCAGTATTGACCTCAGTAGGCAACCATAGATAAAATACTACCGTAAGACCAACCCCAATTAAAAAGGATATTAAATTACTTCTCCAGGTGTTTGTATCGTATCCTTCCATGTTCTCGGTATGCTTTTAATACTTCGCCTCTGTTTAGATTTTCTTTGTAGCTTACATGAACCCAATCAGGCTCGGAGCCATTTCCGAACTCCCAAATAAGTTGATCGAACTCGATATTGTCTCGAATGAAATAAAAGATTTCCGAGTTCTTGACCCCTCCAAACATATCAGCGTCCAAGTCCAAAGCCTCACCTTTAGAATGTTGGCTCGTTAAACTTCCTCCAATTATCCTATTCAGGTCTTTGCTTCTGTATCCTGAGCTTATTCCTATTGGTACTCCGAAGCGTTCTCTAATCGGCTGAAATACCCTCTCTGCTAATAGTACGAGGTTGTCTAAATGTTCTTCTGTTGGGTTATTGTCTAGGCCGTTTTTAATAGCCGTATTTGATTTAATTACTTCTTTAAGCGTGAGGTTCTTTGATAGTCTCATTGTTTCAAAGGTTTTCTTAAATCAGGATTTAAGGCAAGTAAATTTTCAAGTTCTATCTTTAAAGAGTGAAGTTCTTGCTTCATTGCTTTCTGTTCCTCAAGTACTTGTTCGAGTAAAGCGTTATTCTTTAGAAGGGCTACAAGTGCTTTGTTTTTGTCGGGTTCGCTCTTGTTCTTATATTCGGTATTTTCTTTCACTTGTTGCTGAATTAAATGTAGTTTGACAAACATGGTTATAATGGCAACGAAGCCCCCTAGTAATCCCGTACCAACTACTCCAACTAACGCACTTATGACCTCTGGATTATTCACTTGCTTTCTTTATATACTTTTTCTCGATACCTCTCCATGCTTTGAATAATGAAATCGAGGAAAGTCCAGCCATATAATTTGTTCCTCCATTATACCAACCGAAAGTAATTTCTATTCCCATTATTGTATTACCGTCTAAAACTCCCCATAAATAAGGTGAATAAATAGCCCATGCAACCGCAATACAAGAAGCAAGAAGCACGTCTCCCATTCGAGTTGAAAAGTCGTAACTTTTCTCATTAGAAGCAAATTTAACAACTTCTAAAGTGAACGCCCCAAACAACCCCGACCCGACTAGCCAAAGAACCGTAGTAAATCCAAAATCAAGTATTGTCATAGTTTCCATAATTAATGAGGCACCCACATTCCACTTGCTGGAAAGTTGTTTAAAGTTCCGTTATAAGTGCCTTGTTCATCAACTGCTGTTGAATCTCCTGATACTCCGTTCATTCTCCAATAAGCAACAACATTACTTAAAATATCTTTAGCGAAGGCACCATTTCCACTGTTGTATAATGCAGCAGCGTTGGCTAAACTCCCTGCGTAACCTACCGAAATAGCCAATTCATCTAACACTCCACCATATTGAACGCTTGTGGTAGTAGAATATCTACCAAGTTGATTTGTTGTACCTGTTACTGCGCCTAATGCTCCTGTTGTGCTTTCAACACCGTTTAAATAAAACCTTAAATTTGAACCTGCACCATTAGAAGATAACATTCCATGATACCAAACGCCTGTGGTTAATGTTGGGATTGTAAAATCCCTTGCAAAACCACCTGCGGCATATCGGAATGTTGTGCTGTTAACTAATCTTACAATGTAAGTAGCACTACCACTATCTCCGAAGATAGTGCCTGTAAATGTGTCGGGCTTGAACCAAAATGAAAATGTAAATGTGATTCCATGATTAATGCTAGCAAACGAAACATAATCATTTACCCCGTCAAATTGTAAAGCATTGCCGAAGGCGAAAGGAACTACACCCCCCTGACCATATATCCCTACTCTTGAGCCTATCATGCGAGGTCTCCGATTAAAGCCCAAGTATTGGCCGCTATCTTTTTAAGAACCGCAGCCGAACCAATACCCGTAATTTGAACATTTGAATCCTTGCTTATTATCGCTTGGCTTCCAGTTACCCCAAAGGTTACCGTATTACCTCCAACCGAATGAAAGAACTCATATTCTGTGCCTATTGCGTCGGCTGAGTCTGCTGCGTCGTTTACAGTAATCACTATCGCTCCAGAAGTCGTGTCACATACATTCATTGAGTTTTTAGCAACCGTATCAAGGTTATCCGAAGTAGTAATATTCACTACTGGCCTATATCCCGTAATACTTCCAGCCGCAACGGTTGAGCTAAATGTTACTGCACCTTCAAAGGTTTTAGCACCTTGAAATTCTTGTATCCCAGTTGTTAAGGCTATTCTTGTCGCAGAGTCAGCAATATTATCTAAATCAAGTACTACTACTCCCGTCGCACTATTTACACTCGTTACGGGTGCAGTTGGATAGCTTAGTTCAGTCCAACCTCCAATAACCGAAGGATCAGCACCAGTAATAATGAAATTTGTTCCCGTATCGCTTCGAGTACACCAGTCGCCTTTTTCACCAGTTAAGGCTAACATGGCCGTTTGATTAGCTACTGAACCTAAATACTCACTGACTGCAATGTCTGGAATCTGAGCCGCTGGAACTTTACTATCAGCACCCAATGAAGCGTAACCGTTTGCAGCTCCTTTGTTTGCCGCTTGTTCTGCCGTACTGATTAAAGTCCTTTCAGAAGTGGTTAAAAACAAGTTACTGGCCCCCTCTGTAATGTCGTCGGAGTCGTCCGTATTCAGATTAAAGTTAGAGTCGTTTAAATCCGTTTGAGTGCTTCTTGTATCGGCTGCGCTTATCGCCTCGACGTTATTATCAGGTAGTAAAGTATCTATCTGTGTTTGAAGTGCCGTTCTTGTTCGAGTTGCCATATTTGCAAATTTACTTTTTTTCTATGAATATAATTTTCGACGTTGATTGTATTTGTCAATGAATGTAACTTCAACGCTTGGGTAAGGTCTTGACCCTTCATAATTTGGTTCATAACCTGAGTTAATTTCTACGCTCAAATCAACGAAAGCGTCTGCATTCTCGGAGTTGTAATCACATACAAGAATCTCGTCAGCCATTAGCACGTCATACATTAAAAATTTATGGACGGCCATTCCAGCTTTCCGCATTTCTAGCGTGTATTCTTCTCTAAATGATTTCTTGACTGAAAGTTCTTCTCCCGTTTCGAGTCTCTGAGTTTCTTTTTCAAAGCCTCCCCTTCTTCCATAAAATACCGAGTCGCATATTCTTAATTGAGAAGTCCAATCCATACCGGCAAAGTCTCTAGTTTTAGACTGGCTTTTGTCTCCGATAACAGAGTCCCAAGTGTACTCGAATCGAACCGTTTTATTAACTGCGTCTTGTGAGTATTCGTATAAGCAGAACTCTTCGGAATAAATACTCGAAGTACCATAGTCGAAGTTTACCCGATATTTTCCTTCTCCGTCGCTGATTAAATACGTTCTCCATTCAATCTTGTGGCCGTAGTATGTCAAGTTGTTTTTTGTTCTCGAAACTTGATTAGCTAAAGTCGCAACGCTTGACCATGTATCCGTAGTTGGATTGTAAAGCTCTAAATACATTGTCACCGTATATTGTAACGGAAAAGCCTTCAAAGGTGAATAAAAGTCATTCTTGTAAGTATCTGAATCACTTGTAGAAGCAAATACTTTAATAGGCAAACAACATAATTTGAAAGGGTTTTCTTCCAATTCAATCTCGGGGTCTGGAATAATAACCTCTAAAGCCTTTACGTCCTGAGTTGCTACGTCGCCCCAATCTGGCTTACTTGTTGCCGTATCTCTATTAATACTCCAGGAGATTGTAAAGTCATTTACTCCGAGAGGTAATTTAGTATGATCGATATAAAGCGTTCCCGTAAATAACGTTCCACTTTTTTGAATACTAATTAATCCATTTCCAGCACTTGACCCGTCATTCGAGGTAAATACTCCTAGTCCTTCTCGATCCCAAACCGAACTAAAAGAATCATTTTGAATGTACGTTCCTCCTTCCTTTGGTATAATTCGAGCAACCATATAAACGTCGGTCTCGTCTATTGGATCAACTCCTAAGTATTCCCATTCAATATTGACCTTTGTTCTCTTGTTGGTCATTATGTAAGGATCACTCGAATAAGTTAAGGCAGTAGCCCCGTCGAATGTCCTTAAATATGGATTGTCCCACTCTGAACTATTACCTAGATAATCCTTTTCTACTAAAGTTTCGTCGGTAATCTTCTCGGCTAGAGTTTGATTGACCGCTACATTAGTTCTCACTCGGTACTTTATATCCCAACCCGAAATAGAACCTAATCTAATCCAATCTTGGTTATACCCGTTGAAGTTTTGAGTAACGTCGTAAAGGTCAGAAGGTAAAGGAGAGTTCAAAAATAATTGCTCCCAATACTCCCAACGAAACAAGAAAGGATACTGTAATCTATAAGCAAAAACACTACCAACGTCCTGAGACACGCTTCTATAACATTTATACTCCTTACGAATCTCGCTCGAATTTACATTAAATGAATCTTGGATAGTCTGGTTAATAAACCTAACCCCACCAATTAAAGGTTGTTGACTCAAATCGAATTGTAAGGTTTCCAAAGTAACGACTTCGCTTCCGTCTGTTGCGATTATCTCGCAGTTGATATTTTCAATCTGAATATCTAAAGTACTTCGGTCCAGTTCTAAAAGTGAATCGATTACTATTTCGTCCTCGACTTTAATTATAGGACTCGCTTGAACTGTACTATTATCGTTTTGATCGTGGAATAGAACTTGATTAGTGACTGCAACCGTAGCGTCTGGAATCTCAACCTGGATAGCTTTTATATCGACGGGCAAAGTCACATAATTAACCGTAGACTCAGTTAAACCAGCCGTCGCAGTATAAGCCCTTATTGAGTATTGTTTATTTGTTAGGGTGTCTATCTTAGCCTGAACGTCGGCCCCAAAGTCAACAACCGCAGAAACGGAAGCATATCCGGTATTGTTAGTCAAGGTTACTGAACTGAATACTTCATATCCCGTTCCAAAGTTCTCACCATTTACCGCACTAGCTCCTACCGTTGTATAAGCTCTATCAAAGCAGTAATTCTCTAACATTAACTCGTTTCGGTTCTTGTATTGGTTATCGTTTTCTGGCAATAAGATAAAGTTCAATCCGAGTAGCTGAGCTTGGTTTGTTCCTAGTTCGTAAATGTCAAATGTAACCGTTACAGAATCATCTCTCGTCAGCCCTAAACTATTCGAGTAGGCTAAGTTTCTAATCTCAAACTCTGGCGTTCCTCCGTTGTACTCTTCATTCTCCCAACCAGTATTACCGTCTTTTTCGTCGAATACTAATTCTTGAAATACATTCGGGTCGGTTAGTTCTCGAAGTCCTCTTGCTCTGAATACATACTTCAAACAATTTCCATATCTAAAGTAATTCGGTGCTTTTGGAAAAGTAGCCGTATAATCTAAGATTTGTTGGTGTAAATAAAAAGGGTGAATGTAGAAAGTATGAACTATCTCGTATCTATAAAGCCCGTTGTCTCTATCTGAACCTACTGAAGTTTGTTCGATTGTAACCGTACCAAGTTGCCAGTCCTTCATACCGACTGCACTCATAGCAGTAGCACTATTCGGAATCGTAGTGGAGCCACTTGGGACCGCATACTCGTACCTCATAATATTACCGTCAACCTTCGAATTGAAGTTAGTCGCTTCTGAGTTTTCAATCAGGCCATAATCAAATGTAAATCCTTGTGGATCTTGCTTTAATAGAAACTTTGCAGTAGGGTCTAACAAATCTAAACTTAAAGTTACTGCGGCTCCTAGTGTATCCGTTACCCTTATTTGGTAGTCGTTTAACTTTTCGGATATTAAATAGCTTCCGTCATTTCCTCCAGTATTAGCAAGTGATACTTCTATTTCGTCGCCTACATTGAACTCTGAGAATCGAGTTCCTATCGTGTCGTCTCGAATCCAGTCGGACGTTCTCATTGAAGGGTCAGCGAATGTAATTTCTTCGTCAACCAGACAATTAAACCAAGTCTCAAACCTGACCGTAGCAGTCGATACTATCTTTTGGTATAGGTTACCCTTTAAGAAGTCAACGCTTCCAGTAACTCCCTCTTCTGCTATTTCTAAAGTCTCTAAAAATCCTGGCATTATCTTTTACTTATTTCGTCAAACCTCTTCTTTTGTTCAAGTATCTGGTCCGTTATTTTCTTTGATTCTTTTTGTAACTCGGACAATTTTATTAAATCGGAGTCTTTTAAGTTCTCAGTCTTTATCTCCTTAACGGCTTTTTCAGCAAATGTAGAGAGGCTTTTCAACCCCTTTTGAACTTGCTTCATGTCATTCATTAGAGCTTTAATTTCCTGAGGGTTCATAGATTGTCTCTTTTAGATTGTTCGTGAAAATTTTTCTTTCTTTGATTACAAAATTAGCCAATTTAGTAGAAGAGTTCCATTCACAACTTACAACCTCGACTACTTTACCGTCTGGCTTCTTTACTAAGCCCTCGTTTAATACGTTCTGGACGTCGGTTAAATTCATTTCTACATTAGGCCATTCGTAAATATATCTCTGGGCTGTGTTTGCCGTCGGAGCAAAACTCAAATCCTTGTAAAAGTTTTGCCATAAATAGGAAGCGTTTAGATACGTTCCGTTGTTGGTGCTTATCTTGGTGTCTCGTTCTTTTGCTCCAACGTCTAATAAAGCCACTTTTGGAACTCCTATCATATCCTTTTCTAAGATTAACATTCCAATTCGATTGTCGATTAAATCTTGTAAAGGAGTGTATTCTATCTCATTGATAGTTGGAATCTCGAACTTGATTTTAATACCTAAAGAGTCGAGCTTGTCAATTAGTTTATTTATTTTCTTGGTTATTTGGTTAACTGCTTTGATTGCTCCATTTACAACCGATACTAACCCACCTAATATCGGCCCTAATACATTGAAAAACACGTCTACTACTTCCTCAACTACTGTAAGTTCAGTCTTTGCGTATGCTCTTGCGAAAGGTATCTGAATCTTTCTGACTCCTTTCATTAAAGATTTTCTACGATCAACTAAATTAATTGGAGTCAAAGTGCTTTGAACATTCGTCCCAGCCCATTGGTCAATCGTATTTCCGTCCACTTGGTCAGTCTGAAAACTTAGAATGTGATTAGCTACAAACTCACTAGCATTTGTTCTCCATTTGGTTATATCGTAGGGCGGTAGAGTAAATGTAGCAGAAACTAAAGGCTTCTGATATGGTACTAAATTCAATGTATTGTTAGCTATAAATACTCGAAGGTTAAAGAGTTCTTGAAGTCCTCGAATTAAATCTGAGAATGTCCCTTTATAATATCCAGTTTGCTCTACTACGTCGCCATTCAAAAACCCTTTTATTTTATTGTCCGTTTGAGTGATTGGCGGCGCTTGGCATTCTGGTATAATATGAAGAGTGTTATAAGGTGCTGATTGCAATAGTGGGCTTTTGTACTGAAATCCTAACTTTTTACAACCAGCCTCTAGTAAAGTGTTTACGCTCATTGAGGCTACATACTTAACCCTTTGGATAATTAGGTCTACTAAATCGAGTAATAATTTAACAACCGTTACAAGCAATAAAGCAAAGTAAATAACAGTCCCGATTAATTCAATTACTCCAGAAGCTGAATCGATAATAGTAGGAGTCTTTGCAGTTGCTTCCGTTGCGTCTTTGATTGTCCTCTGAACTTCGACCAGTATAAAAACTATTGTCAGGTTTGCAATCATTATATCTTTATAATTCGGTATTGAATTAATGATATAAGGAACGAATACCTTGTCTGCTTCGGTCAGTATCTTTTCTTCGAATAAGTCCTCGAAATTAAACCCGTCCCCAACCTCTGTAAGCCAATCTAAACTACCTAACTCGCTACTCTTTGCGCTTACCTTGTCTTTGTCCCAATCAGCCGTACTAAGGTCTATAAACCCGCTAAATACTTTTAGAGTACTTCCGTTCTCTTTGTTAAATATTTCATGCTTAACTCCTTCTAATATCCCAAGTCCTCCAGTCGTTCCGGATTGAAATCGAGATAGGAGGGTGTCGTAGTTTTCGTTTATCCAGTCGAAATCGGTAGAGCTTACTTGGACCTCCGTATCGTTAGGCTCGAAATTGATACTAATCGAAACACTATCATTATTCTGTGGAGGCGGTACTAACTTCCCGTCTATGTAATGTTCTTGCGCCATTATCTAAGCCTTTTACGTTTAGTAGTTGAAATCTTTTTCAATCCGTTTTTAAACTCGGTCTTTGTTACGTTTGAATCTGAATCAATGTAAATATCAAAGTGGATATTCTTAACGGCTTTCTCAACTGACTCTAATCTCGATACTACTCTATCGTCCATAATTGGAACAACGCTTCCCAAGTTTCCAGTTCGGTATTGAACCGCTATATTTGCTAAGTCCTCGTTTGATATGTCTCCAATCTTACTATTTTGAGTCGCAGTAAGTACCCTTTCGCCACCATGAACACCGATTAAAAAGTCGTCTTTGCCCGTGTTTCTCCATTTGTGAGCCGTTTTATCGTCGATATTCTCAGCTCCGTCATAGAATAAACCAGCGATTGTTTCGGCTATTGCCACGTTTGCAGCCGCTTTAAACGCTGCGGTGTTTGGGTTTTCCTTGCTCAACTCTTGAAATTGGGCAAAATATGCTAGAGCCTTTTGAGTTCTCTCGGCTTTCTTTGCTTCTTCTTCTCTTTGCCTTGATAGTTCTGCCGCTTTTTTCTCTTGGTTTGCTAAGTCATTACTTAGTCCTTGTTCGGCTCTTCTCTCCTGACGGCTTAACTCTTCGGCTTGTTTGGTAGTTTCTTGATCGAGTGATTGTAATCTTTTTTGACTTACCGTCTGCAAAGAATCCCCAATCTGATTAGTAATAGCAATAGCGTCGTCTACTGCTTTCTCCCTTTCCTTTCGGAGTTCTTCAGCAGTCTTTTGTTCGTCCTCTACTTTCTTTTGATTAGCCTCTTCTGTTTGCTCTAGTAATTTGTCCAAGTACTCTTGGTTCTCGGCTAACTCGTCCTCTCTTATATCTCTTTTGGCTTGTAGTATTTCGGTTTCTCTTTGGATTGCAGCAAACGCAGCATCGTCCTCGTCCTCGTCTAATTCTGATTCTGCGTCTTTTATAGAATTGAGCAAATCGTCGGAGGCTTTCTTTTGTTTATTCAACTCGGCTTGTTGTTGTTTTGATACGGTGTTCAATTCTCTTTGAATTTGCCTTTGTTGATTTAACCTTTTAGTCTCAACGTCAAATACTTTAGCTTGTGCGGCTGCTTCTTCTTCTAAATTTTCTCTTGTTGATTTACTGAATGTATTTCTTATTCGGATCTCTTCGGCTCTATTTTTAGCAATAGTCAACTCTTTAATAATTAGGTCGTCTTGTAGCTCGTTAGCCTCGATTAGAAACTTCTTTCTTTGGGCTGCGGTAAATTCGTCCTCCATTCTAGCTTTAAGCCTTAAATCAGCTATTTTGGCCTGAATCTCTGCGTTTTCTACCAATAACTCACGCTCTAATCTATTTGTCTTAGCAATTAAGTCTGAAAGTCTATTTGATTCTGCAACTTCTTCCTTTGTTTTATTAATCAAGTCGTCGAGTGCTTCGGTAATCTTTGAACTATCGAATCCTTCACCACTAAAAAATGATATTAATTGCTCACCGAATGCAGCAAAAACGTCTGAAACATTCCCAACTACTACACCGATTGCCTTTAAACCTTTGCTTAATTTGTCTTGTCCTTCCTCAGAACTTTGGAAAGCCGCAGCCAATGAACCTAAAGCAACCAACAAAGCACCTATTCCAGTAGATAAAAGAGCAACTTTGAATAATTGTAGCTTTGTAGTCGAGGCGGCAACCGCAGTACTATAAGCAGTTTGAGCCGCAGTTAATGACCTTTGTAGTTGATTTATCTTAGCAATTACTCCACCAAACAAACCCATTTCACCGACTGCCTGAGTAATAGAAGCCGAGTAGTTACCTACGTTTAACTTTTGCTGCTTTAACTTGTCGCTATTCTCTTTGATTTTAGCATTGTTCTTGTCAAGTTGGGCGTTGATTGCCTTTAACCTATCAGTCCCTTTTTTTGTTTCAAGATTTAACCCGTCACGCTCACGTCTTAATTTTCTACTTTGAGCAGCTAACTTTTGAAGCGTTCCAGCTGATTTGTCGCTTAAAATAACCTCGTCCTGTAAAGCCTTTTTTTGCTCTTGTCTGGCTCTTTGTAGTGCAATCTGCTCCTTTATTTGTTCGTCGGTTTGCTCGTTTAACTTCTTGGTTGTTTCCTCTAAAGCCTTTGAACTTGTATTAACTGACTGAATATCGTCGTTTAGCTTCTTAATGTCTGAGCCACTCTTTAATGGATTAGTTTTTAAAAGTTCCTGATTGATTTTTAAAATCTTGGTTAATTGCGCTTCGAGTTCTACCGTTTCCTCGATAACGCTGGTAATTGCATTTGGTGCAACTAAGTCTGAACGCTCTATTCTTTTATTTGCCATTCTTCAACTTCTTTAGGTGTGCATAATAGCGTCTCACGCTCATTTTTTTATCGTCTATTTGACCAATTTTCTCTTCGATTGCTACTATGCTTTGATCGTAGTCAAATTTACTCTTTTCTTTCTTCTCGTGAATGAGTGCGCTTTGCTCGTAATGTAGCACGTCGATTGTTTTCTGAGATACTGCCGCTTTGATTTTCTTCAAATAGTGTCGCCTCTCGGCTTCTAAATTCTGAATAAAGTCTTTGTCCTGGAGTTGCAAGTCGTACATTTCGACCTCTATCTTATCCCATGCGGCCCTTAGTAGTTTATCGACTTCGGCTTGTGGTGTTTTCTTGTCGGGTTTTTCTTCGAGCAACCATTCGAGGCTCCGAGTATCAATTACCTTCCAGTAAAAATATATCGGCAAACTATCGATTGAATCCCAGACTTTCATAATTACAAAAGTAACTATTTAGAAAGCAATTCATTTAATATGATTTCTTGCATGATTGGAATGGCCTCGTTTTGTAATATCGAAAGGCTTTCACCTCCTAAACCCATTATTTCAGCGTTTGATTTTGCGAATACCTTTTCTTGTAAGTCTTCGCCATGAATATCTAACTCGGCTAACTCTAGTATGTATTCTTGGGTTACTTGTACAACTTTGAATGAGTCATAGGTTCGGCCCGTATCGTATAACCTCCAACGGCCAGGAGGTTTACCCAAAAAAACGCTCATATCTGAATAGTCTGGTAGTTCCTCTTCATTCGATCCCATTCCAATTCTCAACTGGTCCAGGTTCAAACTAATCACAAGGTTTTTTAAATCTGGATTGTCAAAGGTCAATAGAAAGACCCTCCCCTCGCTTAGTTTCTTGGATCTATCAACCAAATCAAAAAGACCTTTCATTATGAGTTCCTTACTTCCTTTCCTGAAAACCTAACCGCTACCTCAGTATTATTAGTATCACTTTCCGCAGTAAACCATAATACACTCTTCTCGGTTATTGGAAAGGGTTCAGTCGGTTTTAGCTCTATTGCATTCTCTACGCCAGTGTCTATTCTTTGTTTATAGATTTCCATTTTAGCATTTGCAACTGGGCTGAATACATAACCCCTAACAGTTACTTGATGGCTTCCTCCACCGCCTGACAATTTACGGACGTTTACCCATAGCCAAGTAGCTAAGAATGTATGGTTCTGTTGAACGTGAAATATAGCTTGTTGAGTTACACTTGTCCCTCCTGGCATTTGTGCTAAGTTAGCTCTAGAGGTAGTGTTAATTACATTTATATCACCAGCATTTGTAAGGCCAAAACCGCATAAATACGCACTCATTCTATTAATCCCTAACCAAGTCGAAGCAGTTGTAACGGTTGTAGTCCCGTTCATTTCTACTATCTCGAATTGATAAAGCCTATCAGCGTCTATTCCTTCAATAAATAACTGTTGAACCCCTGAGCCAGTTGTGTTAATGTCGTTAACGCTTGTTGATACAATGTCTAAAGTTTCGGCAGTCGTAGGAGGCTCATACGTTCCACCAAATGAAGCAACAACCTCAGCTGAACCGCTATCTATATCCTCGTTAAATCCCCATTTATTCCATGTTCTATGTCCTTGTCTTTTACCTTGCGCTACTTCTTCGGTGTAGTCAGTTGGTCTAGTTACCGAAGCTGGAAAGTTCTCCGCTACTGTTCCGTTTAATGTAGAAGTAAGCTGAGTATAAGGCTCAAATACTGTAAATATCCTTAAATATGTTTGTAGCGTTCCGCTATCATTTGTGAACCGAACTCTTGCATATCTACCAACTTGGCTTAGTGGAACGGGTACGAATATTCTATCCGTTTGATAATTGAATGAAAGAGTGCTGTCTACATTCGTTCCGTCTGGAGAAAAGTCAATGTAAAGAGTTCCAGCTTGATCGGTTTTCATGCTTACCCCAATACCAGTAGTCATAACCTTTTCAAATGTTCCCGTAAATGTAGCGGCTCCAGCTAAAGGAGTTGTGGTACTGTTTAAAGTACTATCTACGATTTTCTCTTGAACTATTGTCGGAGAGTCAAAAAAAAAGCCTTGATTTGCCAACTCGTCTACATAAGTCTCAGCGCTTGTTTGGCTCAAAGGGTCTGTAATATCCCCGAATGTAAAGTTCTCAGCTTGTTTTGTGGTGTCCTTGTATCGAATGTTGATATTATCGGTATCGGCTGGACTTGCCGAAGTAGTTACTTTTATAGTGGCTAAAGGAAAAAAGTACTGGAATGAATAGTCGCTCCCGTTTACGTTGGTCTTGGTGACCCCGTTTATAATCTCCTGAATGAAACTCATTTCACAAACTCTTTTAATTTGCTAATCTTTCCACTTTCTACTATTTCTGCGTTCCCTTTCCGAACGTGAAACTTAGCTGCAAATTCCTCCATTAAGTAAACCTTTCCCTTCTCGGCTATTCGAGTCATTAACCGCCCGTCGGGTAGATTAGACTTTGCCTCAAATGTTTTTAAGAACTTTACTTTTAAAATCATTTCTTTGCTCTTGGCTTCTTCTTAGGTGCTTCTTTTGGTGCTTCTACCTTTGGTTCTACCTTCTTTGGCTCTTGGCCTTTCAAGTGGGCCATTCCTTTATTGATTAGAATCTCGGCTAATTCGTCCGATACTTCGTAGTCTCTACCTGGAACCATTTTACTCGCTGAGTGCTTTATTGCCGTAATTACTTGCATACCTTTTAAATTTAATCTTTTGACCTTTTGCTCTTTAGGCTCTTGGTCGAATAATTTATTCAAAATTACCAATTCTTTTTGAATATAGGTAGGTAAGATAGAAACGTCTCGAACTGGTCCAGCGTCAGTTATTGCGTGAGGGCTTAAATTGTCGGAGTATTTCACGTCAATAATGTAAGCGTCAATATCGAATAGACTTTTATTTATCCACTCTACGCCATGACTTCTAAAGTGAGTATGGACGTGATGGTCGAGTGCGTTGTTCTCTTTTGTGTCTTGGGTGAATAGAGTGTAATCAACTTTCTCTAAAGCGGACCTTGAAAAGAATCTCCCCACTCCCATTTTGCCCGAACTCCAAAGGCTCAATTTTGTATCTGAGCAACGGTAGAAGTAACATTCCTTCCATTGTAAACAATATTCTGTATTTCCTTTTAAGCTGCCTATGTAAGTCAGTAACTCGTCGCTCATGTAGTTGTCGCTTCCAGCCATTAAAATACCCTCTGAACTCGTATCAATACAACCCTTTGCTCCGTTTGTCCACTTTCTACTTACCGGATAATTGTCGGAGTGAACATAATCTACGCCCATTTTTTTACCATAGTCCTCGTCCTCTGATCCTACTACTACCAATCTAAACCCGAATTTCTTTTGTCTTACCTTATAGTAATTTATTACTCTCTCGGTCAACTTTGGTCTTTTCCAGATAGGTACTAATAGCGTAAACATTATCGAAGTTTTTTAATTAGATATTCGTTTGCCTTTATTCTCTTTGCTGGAACTCCTACATAAACGCTCCAAGAGTCTATTATCCCCTTTGCGAATGCTCCAGCCCCTAACATGGTCCCTTTTTTTATCTCGGTGAATTGGTGAGTAATTGCATGGAGTCCTAAATTACACCAGTCGCCTATGATACTATGGCCTCCAATACAAGCAAAACAAGCAATAGTAACATTATCTCCTATCTTCGAGTCGTGTCCGATATGAGAATGAGCCTGAATATAGCAATCATTTCCAACGTCGGTTAACTTGTCTGCGAATCTCGAAGAGTGTATTGTAACGTGTTCTCTGATTACCGTATTGTCTCCTATTCTTACTCGGCCAGATATTCCTTCCTCGCCTTTCATTTCAGCTGGTGTTCCGATTACTGAATAGGCTCCGACGCTTACGTTCTTACCTAATATTACGCCTTTCTCGATTATTGCTGTCTCATGTATCATTTACCAAATATAAAAAAAGCCCGAAGAACTTAATCAACGGGCCTTTCTTATTCTAACCAACTATTATTAAGTCGTCAATAAAGCTGCGTTTGTAGTAGCAAATGTACCTTTAACGAATGCAGTAGTGTTGTTATTCTCAATGAATAAAGCACCTCTCCACTCAGCTACAAAAGTTCTCATGTTCTTAGTCAAGTCGTTTCCGTCAAGACCAACCTCAACATTAATACCTGATTTCTGAACAACCGTAGCCTTAGAGAAATCTCCTACTAAGAAATCTCCAGCAGTAATATTTACATTCTCAACGATTGGAACTCCACTTAAAGAAAGTTGATCTCCTACCATTGACAACTTCTCAACGTAACGCTTGTCAGAAGTTGAAACTTTCTCCAACTTTAAAGCAGTAACGTCAGAAGGGTGCATCATGACAGCCAAATTCCCAACCGCTTGATTTGCAATTTTAATCTGGTTAATAGCAACCGTCAATGAATCTACGTCGTTTGCGTTATAAACTGTATTAGCAAAAGTACCAGCAGCAAAAGCAGTAGCGTTATTCAAGATACCGTCAACGGTGTTTGAAGTTCCGTCAGCGTTTAAGATACCATTGTCAACCGCTAAGAATAGTCTAAGGATTAACTTGTTTCTCAACCAACCCTCCATAAATGAAGCGTCGTCCAACATTTCAGTTGATACCTTCAAGTAAGCAGTGTACTTTTTAAGACTTACAGAAGCAACAACGAAGTTATTGTCAATCTGATTCTTAGCAGCACCTTCCGCAGTAGCTCCTGGAGTTCCTTCCTGAGCCGTCTCATATACCCACTCGATAACATTTCTATCGGTAGTCATTTGCATACAAAGGCCGTAAGTAACTGCAAATCTCTCTGCAATATCGTTTACACCTTCAAGTCTTTGCGCTTGTGGAACGGTTCCAGTTACGTTACCTGAAAAGGTCATATCTCCAACCGTCTTCATTGTAAACCCGAACTCATGCTTACCATTAGCAGCCTTTGAGAAGTCCTCTTTGTGTGCTTCAAGAATAGCCTTTACGGTTCCCTCTGCGTTATTCACTTGGCGACCTGAAAGTTGACCCGTCTGGATTGCCTTTAATGTAGTTCCTTGCATTCTGATAGCTTCTTTCAACTCAGTAATCTGGGCCTTTGCAGCCTCGACTTCTTCTTGTGAGCCTTTTTCTAAAGTAGCTAATCTTTCTTTTAATTCGATTTGCTCGAACTCTAGCTTTGCAGCATAATAAGCGTGTAACTCGTCAGTAGTTGCCGCCTCGAAATCTTTTGATATGTCCTTTACATTTTTTGAGGACAAGTGGTCATGTAGTGTCATGATCTTAAATTTTGGATTAAATATTCTCTTAATTTATTCTGGTGCGGCTTTTCGTCTTTGAGTGGTGTATCCGGCTCAACTTCTCCAAGTGCTTTGGATAGCAAAAGTATATCATTTTTTGAATACTTCGTTTTAAGTTCACTTGCAACCGTTTCAATACTCTTATTGTCGAGGGTAGGCGTTAACTCATTTGAGCCTTTTATAACGCAGCTAATCTCTATCAACTTGGCTTCGGTTACGGCCCAGAAGTAGCCGTTCTCTTCGGCTTTCTCGATATTGATTACCTCGCCTTTGTATCTTTCCCATGCTGCATACTCTTCCTTTTCTTCAGGATCGTTAACGGCCAACTCTAACTTAACGTATTGCATACCTACTGAATGTTGATTAATATCTCCATTCTTGTAATCTAAAAAAATGTTTTCGTTTCGAGCCTTTTCAATTCGAGTATCCATTAACAAGGCCGTCGTCATTCCTGACTTATCTAATCCAACGTCGGACCAGTTTAATTCTTTCTCATAGACTTTTAAAGGAGTTCCTACCTTTGCGCTCAACTGGTGGACGTGGTCGTGTAGGTGCAGCACTCGGCCTCCGTTCTCGTTGATTGACTTGGTGAATATTCCCTTGATATGAACGTCATCGTGTGAGTCCATAAACCCGTAGGTATTGCCCACGATTGTTCTGTATATCTCTGAGTCATTGTCTTGTTTTAAAGTTTCTCCAATGGATTTGAAAGCCGTTTTGAAATCTGGAATAGACCACTCGACTATATCAGCCTTTTTTAACTCGGCTTTTTTAAGCCTGATTAACTCGTTCTTGTTTGCGATTAGTCGCTTTATCTCTTCTCGTTTCATTTTCTTACGATTTGATTTTTATCGAGGACCTTTTTCTTGGCTTCCTTTGCCTTTTCGATTCTCTCCTTCAATTCCTTGTTTATCTTGCTAACCTCTGCCATAAAATTAAATGTTTCCATTGTCTATAGTTTCTACTGGTATTGTTCCACTTTGTACGCTTGGAATGTCCATTTCTGGAATGTCTAAAGTATCCAGTCCTTGCGCTTGTCTTGCTTCGTTTCTTGTAATTATTCCCCTTGCTACGTCCTCTCTTGCTTCTTTCCTTCTTTCGAGTGGAGTATTCTGCAATGCTTTTATTTCGCTCTCAGCTATGTAGAGTACATACTCTTGGCCCGTTCTTTCGCTCCACATTTTCAACCACTTGCGCTCATAGGCTCGAATAAACTTCTCAGCCATTGGAATATAGACCTCTGTGTATGCTTGTTTCTTAGCTTCGACCACGTTATTATAAGTCGATTGCTCATTGTCGTTTACTAGAATCGAAGGTAGTTTAATCAATGCACAAAGCCTCTGGAGAACTAGATTATAATTCTCAATCATTTGCATATCTGTACTACTTGCAGATAGATTATACACGTTATTTATCGGAGTGCTTGTAACTATATTTCGGTTCATTTTGTGCGCACCTCCTAACCTTCCGTTTAAAGCAGTTTCGATCATGCTCTTGTCGTCTTTAGTCAAAGCCATACCGTCTCGAATGTCGCCACTAATCAAATTAGATACCCCTCTATTCTCGAAATACCAGGATATGGCCGTCTCGATATTGTTTGAAGAGTTCAATATGTTTTGTCCAGCTTGTAATGGACTCAGCCCGTTGTGTTCTCTCCTTCCAAGTACCGACGGGTTAGGCATACGGCAGTGAAGTATCTCTTCGGGTAGGTAAACTACATTATGTGCGTTGTCTTGAAATTGGTATCCAGTTACATTGCTGATTATCGACTCGTCGTTGTCGGTCACAATAGTAATACATTGAGGCGGTAAGGAGTACATTTTACCGTCCATAAATCCGACTGACTCCCTATCAAACAACTCGAAAAACTCCCCATTGCATAAATAGTAGAGTGAGTTTAGTTCCCAAAGTTCGCTTAATGTTTGCTCCTTTCCGTTACGAAAAAACCAGTCGTGTACTTCTCCTTCTGTTACTCTCTCGACTTCGCCTTGTGAGTTTACTACTCCTAATCTTATTGGTAGTGAAGTAACCCCCTCTGTAACTGTTGAGGCTATCGAGTACCAAGCAGAGTTTGTCAAGTAGCCGTATTCGATTGCTTCCGAATCGCTTATCGTGTTGGTCTTAAATTTACCGCCTAGCTGGTAGAAAAAAGAATAGTCTACTCTTGATAGATTAGTTCGAAGCCCTTTGAACCAT